AGGTTGCTCATCGTTGTGATGATGTTTGATTCGCCCTCCTTCTCGCGCACCGTTGCCGATCCCATGCGCGGATCTACTATTCTCTCGAATATATCCTCCTCGTCCTCCAAGTCCTCAAAATGTTCCTTATATTGATTATATCCCCATCCCAAGGGCTTTTGCGCAGGGCCAGGTTTGCCCACGCTCTTTCCGGCATTGTTTACGTGGGGCAATGCCCACGCTCCCATCGTACTGTCAGGGAATTCGCGATATACGTAGATTCGCCCTTGGGTATCCACACCCGCCCATATCGCAACCCAAGGCTTGCTACCGCCCGGATCGCATACAAAATACTTAGTGACCTTGAGTGATGGATCGGCAATGAACGGAATCCTCTCATGCGGGATAACGTTTGTCTCTCTGTTGAACTTTGGAAAGCGTCCCTCGAACGACTTGGACGGGATACCGTACAGGCGGGCAAGCTTTACCTCCTGCGGTTGCTTGGAATAAGTGCGTACCAATTCCCTGTAATCAATGAATGGCGTTTGCTCTGACCAAAAGTAATGTATCCTACAGTCAGGCCAATTCGCAGAGATTTGTTCAATGGGCAATTCCTTTTGCAAGAGTTCGCTATATCTCGTCCTCACCGTCTCCGCACCCTTGAGCAAGCTATTGATCAATGGAGTCCATCCTTGGAGCGTGGTGAAGGTAAGGATCAATCGTCCATGATAGTCAGCGGTTCTGCCCAGCAAGGTATTGAATATGCTCTCAGGCACTTCTTCGTCCAAGTGGATTGCGTGAGCAGACCATCCCTCGAAGATTTGCGGGTCTGCCATGTACTGGCGATAGTTGTTAAAATATATCGTGCTTCCTCGTTCAGCGCCTGCGATTGTCGGGGGAAGGATTGCCTTTGCCGAATTGAATCCGTTCTTCTGATTATACTGCAAGCTATGATTCGCGCTCTTCTTCTTGGAACGCTTGTACCGCATGGGCAAGTTTTGCCAAATCGTTTTCTGAGCATCTTGAATACTGCGCTCCTCAGTTACGTGCATGGATCGTATCTCAGCTTCGGGTATTGCCTGAGCCAAGTGTACGAGCATACGAGATGCGAACATAGTCTTACTCGATCTATTCCCTCCAAGTATCACGTGGATCTTGTCCTTGTCGAATCTCTCCATCACCCGTCTCCAACCGGGCAGAGTCCATCCCCATTGTATGGGATCTTCCTTCTCGCTGGTAGGTTGATCCATAAGCAAGCGTGTGAGCGTCTCTGCGCGCTCGGGGTCTTCGATGGTCAAGCGATCAATCTCCTCCTCGCTCAACGCGCATACAAGCTCGCCCTTGTCATACTTGAGGTCATCAGTCCACGGGATGCCAAACCTCGCGTCTACCTCGTCCGTGTAGGTTATCTTGGGCATTCCCTACACTCCGCACATTCCTTCGCACTCCGCTTTGAAGTCCCAAGTAAGTTGCCCCTTGTCCTCGTCAGAATCAAAATCAATCTCGCCAAGTGGCTTGCATGACTTGTGTAGGTAAACTTCCATGCATGAATCAGTAGCGTATTTTTTATGCTGATCCCTTATGTTTTTATCAAACTCAACTGCCTCTTTAAAATGATTGGGTTCATTATCCCTAAGATCGCGCCATTCTGCGTCATTACGGAATGGACAATAAACGCAAGCGGAACGAGGAGGTTCGGGGTATCCGTTTTTTTTCATCCATATCTTGCAATGATGCCTGTGCATTTGTAGCTCGATCAATGGCCAACGATTCTCCATCCATTTGTCCCGAGGTTCTTTCATCCTTTGAATCTCATCGTAAGATATGCCAATCCATTGAGTGACTTTTACTTCTTTTTCCCCACGCTTAATTCCATAAAGTTCCTTTATTTTTTTATGAATTGGTTTTATTTTATAATCCTGTGTACATGCCCTACCTATGGCAGCGGTCTTTTCCCCATTAGGTGATATACCAAACTTGGGTATAATACCCTTCATGTAAGTGCTTCCCTTTTTCCCGTTAGGCGTATCTTTCTGCCTTCTTTTCGGTTCTAAGCAATCCTTCGTCAGATTACCATAAGACACTCGATAAACAGGAAACGGCAATTCCCCCTCTAGCCAATCCAAGTAATCATAAACACTTTGCGGTTCGGCTTGCGTATCGGCAAAGATCGCGCAGTCAGGCATCGGTGTAATCTCCCCATGCGCTGCCATCAATGCCATTGTGCTTGATTGCACGCCCGCTCCTAATGACAATACGTACTTCATTTCGTAGCTTTATGTAGTCTTTGAATATAAAAAAAGTTCATTCCCTCGCCTGTATCTCCATTCCCAAGATTATCGCTTCTTCGAGCGTTTCGACCGGGATTTCTTGCGGGCCAACTGCCCAGCCTTCAGTATCCGTTCCAACGTCTCGGGGTCGAATTTCGAGCATGGTGGCCCGAGGTTTCTCAAGTCGCACCGTGGTAATTCGACAACTGATTCGGGTATCGCTCTTCCGTATTTGCGCCAAAAGGTCGGATTCCATCCCTTGGGACATTTCACGAATCATTCTTCGCCCGTTCCTCAGTCACTTCCTTCCACAAGTCGCAACATCTGCGCTTGAGTCCCATGTTCTCCTCTTCGAGCTTCTTGTTCCTCGCAACCAGTTCGTCACGCTCCTTGGTCAGACGAACCACCATCTGTTGCCAAGTCCCTATCTTTTTGGTCGGTTTGTAAACGTTCATCATTCGTCCTCCCCCAAATCTATCTCACTATCAAAATCCACGATATCCTCCTGGTAATACTCGTTTACCCCATCCTTGAGGCACGCAATCATCTCCTCTTGCAAAAGATCGGATTCCAATTCCCAACGTCTAAGCAACAATTTCACCTCGTGAATCAATTGTCTTCCACCGCCACTCACTTCTTGCGCCCCTTTCTAAAGTCAAAAAAGTCACTAGGCACTACGCGCTGAACCTTTGAGCGCACGGGGCGCTTCTCTCCATCACTCCCAACCTCGAACCGGATGACTTGCGTATTGCTCCAAAAGCGCTTCTCCGCTTCCTGAGCTTCGGGCAAAGTGAGCATACGTTCACGCTTCCTCACTCTCTTCCTCTTCGTCTTCGTCATCCTCGTCATCCTCTCCCACTCCCCATATCTCGTCGCATTGATCATCATCATTGGGTTCGAGTAACCACCATCTGTCCACGCTCATAATTCAGTTCCTTTCTCTCTCATTCAATTCCTTCCATAAAGTTCTCCATGCCAGTTCCGCAGTTTGCGGCACTACTCCGTTCCCCAAGAGCGCAAGTCGCTTGTTCCTGTAGGCAGACCCATAAGGCTTTCCACCCAATCGGGTGACAACTGTTCTCGGTGACTCCCACTCGTATTGCTCGTCTCCTGGTCGAGCAGGCCAGCGTGTCTCTTCGCTTCCTCCGCCAATACCTTTCCTCCCGTTCCGGGCTTGCGACTTCCCGGGTTGCCCGCTCGCGGACTTGGCCACATCTTGAGATCTCTCCCCAAGCATTTCTGATTGGACGTTATTGACGTCCTCGCTCCCTCCACGTGGTCGCTCGCTTGCGGAGTTGCCCAAGATAAAAATTCTTTTCCTTCTGTGAGGAGCGCCGACTTCTTCCGCTGAGAATATTCCTGCCGCCACCTCGTAACCATCCTCTTCCAAATCGCTGATGACTGTGGAGAGTCCAAGCGAGACGTGTCCCTCGACGTTCTCTGCAAAAATCCATTGAACTCCAATTGCCCTGGCGTGTTCCCTGATTTTAGGCCACAAGTGCCTTGGGTCTTCTTCCCCTTTTCGCTTCCCCGCGCTACTGAATGGCTGGCAGGGGTATCCACAAGTGAGTCCACGTACTTTTCCTCGAAAGATTGATGCAGGGAAGGTCGCAACGTCATCCCATATAGGTGCGGTATCCATCCTCCCTTCTTCAATTGCCTTAACCAATACTGCTTGGACATAGCTTTCCCGTTCGCAGTAACAGATCGTTCTAACATCCACGCCTGCTCTTCTAATTCCAAGCTCAAGCCCTCCGTATCCGGTACAAAAGCTGATAACGTTTTGGGGATTATCCACATTTGGACTCCTCCATCAATCGATTATACGCTCTGCGTATGGCAGGGTGAACGTATCGACCCTTCTCTATGCTCCACTTCCAATGATCTTGAAAATTATCCAATGCCCATGCTTCTTCCATATCTTGCTTCTCCTTCACCTTCTTTCTTCGATCCAATAACTTCTTCTTCGAATACGCAGTATGATCAAACAATATGGACTTCTTGGAAATCAAAGGTTGAAAAAATACCTTCCTCTTCTTGTCCAACTGGGTGACCAAATGCCCGCATTCGCGAATGATATCTCGTACAATCAGACTAATCCGCCCCGCACCCACTCCAAAACGCTCGCCTATCTCCCTACACTTGTACCCTTCCAAATAATACATACTCACGATCTTGCGCTCACTTGCAGGCATAAGTCCCAATAATACGGATACCAAGTCCCTGATCTCCACCTCGTCATCACTCATACCAACCGATCTTTCCTGTCATACTCACCGCATAACTCCCAAAGTCCACCCTCGCCCTTCTTTAGCCTAACACGACTGCCCAATCCGAATCTTCCCTCCTTCGCCCGGAACTTCCCATGCGTGCCATCATCAAACTCAACAAGTCGCAAATACGGATTCCTAGGCAATGAATAGACAACTCCCATGCGCTCCCTCGGTTCGCCAACACTCTGCCTAATCATCCCTTCCTTAACGTCCCGAGCTTCCTCCTTACCACCTTCCAAATCAATACCCAGGTCTTCGGCAAGCAATTCGAGACGGGCAACCGCTTTCTTGCTAAAGCGTCCATTGTAAAAAGTCATGCGCATGGAAGTACTCTTCACGCCAACCATACTCGCAAATTCATCCCTGCTTATCCCGCTCTTCTCCAAAATCTCACTAGCCACTTCAATCTTCATCCGCATGCATCCCTACTCTTTTTAATTGCATAGTCAATAAAAATATGACAATTAACAAAAAAAGATGCCCCGCATATACAGAAGACGAAAAAAACCAAACTCAGTAAGAGGGTTTTGTGACGATATGACAAAGAACAACATAATCAAATCAGCAGCCAAGATCGCATCGAAACAATCAAATGCAGAGGCAGAAGCCCGAGAGATAGCAAAGGCAGATCCGGAGATAAGGAACGCAGTAGCGAACTTCCTGAGATACCGCCTCGACATGACAGAACAGGAGTTCCTCAATCAAGTGAACTCGAAGCTTTCAAACATGGTGGCCGACTCCCTAAACACCCTACACTCAAAACTAGACGAAATACCTCCCCAAAACCTAGCATACGCAGTTTCCATAGTCATGGACAAGTTCCTCACCGTATCAGGCAGACCCTCAAACATCACCGCATCGGCAAACGTCACCCTAGGGGCATCCGATATGTCACCCAACGAAGTCGCAAAGATACTAAAAGGCGCATCAAAGACAGTAAAGGAACAACCAACCGAAGCATCCGAACAAAAAGTAGTGGACGTAGAACCAAACGACTAATGCCCAAGCCCACTCTCGGGCCAAGAATAATCGCCCTGCGTGAGCAAGGGTATTCATACGATAAAATACAAAACCTCCTAAACTGCTCCAAATCCACAATCTCATACCATCTATCCCCGGGCGGAAAACAAAAGGTCAGAGACAGAGAAGCAAGGCTAAACAGGGAAAAGCCAACACTAAGCCACGTAAAGCGAATATGGCACTTCAGGAATCCAAGAACACCATCCCCAAACAAACCACCTTGGTATCAGCACAAGACTCATAGACAAACAACAAAAGCAATATCACAAAAAGCACACCAGTTCCAAAAGACAATGACTTTCAATTACAAGGACGTACATGCAAAGTACGGAGATCATTTCCAATGCGCGCTAACCGGAAGACCACTACAATGGAACAACCCTGAGGACTACCAATACGACCATATAGTCCCCATAGCGCGGGGCGGAGACAATACAATAAACAATCTTCAACTACTATGCACGGATGCAAACCAGGCAAAGGGTCACCTAACGGATGAGGAATTCATAGACCTATGCAAAGAGATCGTACAACACGCAGGGTACAAGATATGGAAACCATCCATGCAAGATAGCGATAAATAACAAACAAGCATCACCTACGAATGCCCACGCCCACTAAGGGGGCGATACGAACCACAAGGGGCGAAGGCTCGAATACGCAAGGGGCGATAGTGCGAAGGCGATAGTGCGAACCACAAGGGGCGATAGTGCGAAAAAAGTAGTAGGGGGGGTGATGATAATATAGAAAGAACGCGCCCGCACGCACGCACCCCCGCCCCCCCCGGGCGCGCGGTCTAGAGTCCTTTATGCGCGTCTATTAAAGCCGGATTTTGAGAGCAGTAGAGACCTAGTCTTGCGCTAACTCGCTTAGGTTTGAGGGTTACGCTTGCAAGGTTTGCGAAATAATAGCCATTTGCTTGGCAAGCTTTGCGAATGTTTGCGGATCTTGCCATTTATACGGATTGTATTTTTCGCGCTTCTTTTTTCATATTGTATTTTTCCTACTCCTACTCGAAATGTATAGGCAACGCATCAACGCATCATGATATGATGATACGTTATTTGCTCCTTGCGCTAACTGGTCATGCTTTCCGGTAGCTTTTCGCAAGGTTTGCGTGGCAAGGTTTCGCGAGCTTGTTTTGCCTTGGTTTTTGTAGACTTTTGAATTTCGCAAGGTTTCGTGCAAATTTCTTTTTCGCTTGCAATCCTCTAGTTTATGCGGGTTTCGCTAGGTTGGCAAAAATAACTTTTGACATTATCGTCTTTTTATGTCGATTCTGATTCCACAAAGCGAGGGTCTGACTTTCGCAAAACAACTAAACCAGGGAGACTAAAATGAGAATAAAACTAAAGCAAACCTTCCATAACGCATGGGGCAACCGTTGGACGTGTTCGACGGCCATTGACACACTGGGGGTATATAAGAATGTAACCGTGCAACGCAATGGGCACTTGAAGACAAAGAAGGACTTGAAATGGGTTAAGGCAATCATGCTTGAACGCATAAAAGGAAATTAAACCATGAATCGAGGAAAACTAAAGGAGCGCATTCTTGCGCATGGCAAAGACCTTTTGCGTGCATATCCTGACGCAAAGGAGCAAGACCCGATAAAGCTTTGCAAAAAGCTTAGAAGGCTCGAAGTCAAAGCGCATGGCGCATCAACTGACCATTGCAATGGATTTATGGATTGTGAGCAATGGGAAGAAATCGGGCTTGATATCGTAAGCAAGCTAATTGCTTTGCTTAATCCCAAAGACCCAAACGAGTTTTACGTCAATGGAGATCCGCGCGGGTACGCTTTGAAGATTGAGAGCGAAAGCGTAAAGGGGAGAAAGCTAGAGATCGAAAGAGATTGGGGAGGGTATGGAATCCTCGCACCGGATTTGTCATGAGCTACGACATACTTTTACTTTTACCCATGCTTTACGCCCTTTGGGTGATGCATGAGGACATACTAAACAATAAGGAGGACTGAGGAATATGACACCACGCAAATTTAACGAGATCGTACCTGACGCAATGAGCGAGCTTACTCGCATGATTGAGAAAGGTAAGAGAGAGGCCAGAGAAGCGCGTTCCGTAGATCGTGGAACGATCCGCGTAAAGAGGAACGAGAAACGCGCGAGGCAATTAACCTTAGCTTTAAAACGCTAATAACTAAATAGAGAGAGAAAGGACTGGAATTATGAATAAGGACAAAACGATTGAGAAAGGAGCGGGGTTTACGCCTGGGCCGTGGAAGGTAGCGAATTATAATTACATTAGGGGAACGATTTTTTCCGTTGCGGTAGCAATAGATTTGCCAGGGCAGGATGAGAAAGAGAAACAAGCAAACGCGCGACTGATTGCGTCTGCTCCTGAGCTTTACGCTCAATGCAAGTTGTTTGAAAGAATGCTTGCAAGTGGTGACTTGAGCGCAACGCATGACGGATTGACAAACTGCAATATGCTTGCCCGGTTGCGCGAGATCCTCGCCAACGTAGACGGGGGGGACGAATGAGCGAGGTAATAACGAGGAAACGCGCAAGAGAGTTGCGAATGCTTTGCTCTCCTTGGGCTTTCCAAGATTCCCGTTGTAAGGATTTCAAACCGGAAACCGAGCAAGAACGGGAACGGGTAAATGAAATATGGGCAAGGAGTCCAAGCGGTTTCTCTTCTTATTATTCCACGCTTTGCGAAATTGAACACGGGAGGGTGGAAGGATGAGCGAGCAACCTACTGAAGAGGACTTTCAAGACGCGCTTGCAAACTTTCAAACCTTGGTGCGGGGTTCAAACGAGCAGGAATATCAGATTTACCTCGATCTTGCGAACGATGGAAAGGGCGGGGACATTTGCAATGATGGAAAACCCCTAAAAACCTTTGAAGAATGGCTGGCAAGCTGACTTTTGTTCCAGTCCTAGTCCTGCCCTCGCGGGGTGCGATTCCTCGCGGGGGTTTAGGGAAGGGCTTGAACGCTAAAATAACTAAATAAGAAACAAGGAGAAATTAAGGACTAATGAAATTACTATCGGACAATAACAAAATTTCCAAGGGCGTGGCTTTTGGATACTATACGCAGGGCGTTCACCTTAGCCCGTACAAGAAGAGCGGGAGAAACGTTTGCCCTTGGGCTAGCAAGGGTTGCGCATTGGCTTGCCTTGATACTGCGGGAATGGGTGCATTTTCTAACGTGCAGCAATCAAGGATTAAAAAGACCAATTTCTTTTTTGAGGACAAGCAAGGATTCTTTTGCAAACTGGTGAAAGAGATAGAGCTTGCGGTAAAACGCGCGGACAAGAAGGGATTAACCCCTTGCTTCCGGTTGAATCTTACAAGCGATTTGCCTTGGGAAGGTATCAGAAACGCGGATCGTAAAACGATCTTCGAGCTTTTCCCAAACGTGCAATTTTACGATTACACTAAGGGCTTTTCACGCATGAAGGCTTTTCTTGATGGCAAGATGCCAAGCAATTACCACTTGACCTTTTCGCGTAGTGAAGAGAACCAAGCGCATTGTGAGATCATCCTTGCTTTAGGCGGGAACGTGGCTTGCGTATTTCGCAATCAATTACCTAAGCGCTGGCAAGGCAAGCGCGTTGTGAATGGTGATGAGTCCGATTTGCGATTTAATGACCCGCAAGGGTGCATAGTCGGACTGGTTGAGAAAGGACGGGCAAAGAAAGATGAATCCAGTTTTGTTCTTAACTGATGACCAGGAAAAACAAAAAACTAAATAAGGAGGAAACGAGCAATGGATAAGGACAAGGAACTGGAGGAAGCGGGGGAATTCGTAAAGGAGTTGTATGAATGGTCACCTTTGGATGCCATGATTGATGACTACAAAGAGAAAGATGAGCGCGATGACGAGGAGTTATTGAGCTACATGATATGGTTTCGCGGGCAAGTTCTTGATTTCATTGAGAAACACGCGAAGAAAGACGAGCCGGAAAAGGCGCAAGACAGGAAAGGAGAAACGGAATGAATCCCTAAGCACCCCTCAAAAGGCGTTTGATGTAAAACATGAGTCTTTACCCTCCTCGAAGGAGAAAAGCCCTTCTAGGCACTCTCAGGGACACGCAAAGGCTACTCTAGCAGATCCATCCATGCTCAGAAAGGAGGCTTGTCATCATTCAAGCGAGGCTCGACGTATGAAGAGAAGCGTCCTAGAGGTTTCTCAAAGGTACTGTATGACACGCCAGTCTGTCCTCCTCGGTTCTTCGCGAGGTGCATCCATATGCAATCGTTCTCCCGGTCAATCTCTTTCTCTCGGTGCAAGAGGATTACCGCATCCGCATCCTGCTCGATCGAACCGGACTCGCGCAGATCGGAAAGCGAAGGCTTGCGTCCATCCTTTGCGTTGGATCTGTTTAGCTGGCTCAACGCGAGTACGGGGATTTCATATTCCATTGCCATCGCTTTGAGGCTTCGAGAAATGTGCGATACTTCCTGCACTCGCGAATCGTAACCATCGCTTGTGAGCAATTGCAAGTAATCCACCACCGCAAATCCTAGTTCTCCTTCGAGCCTTTGCTGAGCGAGAAACGCGCCCAACGCTTCGAGGGTTGCCTTGTTGTCATCCTTGAAAGTTATGGGCCAGCCCTTCATCGCTTTCGCGGTATCCGAAAGCTTGGTCTTCTCCTGGGCAGTAAGCTTGCCCGCTTCCGTGGGACGAGAAACCCCGCTTGCGTTGGAAAGCAAACGCCCTGAGCATTCAGTCGCGCTCATTTCCAAAGATACGTAACTCGTCCTTATTCCTTTGCGGGACGCTTGGAGGGTGACGTGCATGGCGAGGGCGCTCTTCCCTACACCCGGTCTTGCTCCGAGAACGTAAAGCTTGCCATTCTGTAAACCTCCTCCGAGATGAGCGTCAAGCTTTGGGAATCCAGTACTTATCGCGCTTGCTTGTCCGGCATCGAGAGAAAGGTACTCCGCATGAGCTTCTTGCGATGCGTCCTTAACGTGAACCTGTCCCTTGCGTTTTGAAAGCGACTTCGCTACGGATGCGGTAAAACCGCTTGCGATTTGCTCGGCGCTCTTCTCTGCGTTGAGTTCGTCATTCGCAACCAGGAGGGCGCGTTCAACCGCACGATGATTGCGATGCTCGATAAGATGATCGACGTAGCGCGTGATCTTTCCACCTCCGTACTGCTGAGAGATGGAAGAAATCGCATCCGTACTTTCGGGCAACTCCATCATGCAATCAACGTCATTGCAATCAGGTGCGAGCTTTCCGATTACCTCGAATATGCTTTGACGCTCAGGAGAAGAGAAATCTTCTTGCGTGAGATGTTCGAGCGCCTGGGCCGCGCTCCTTCCCGTCTCGTCCCTCATCGCGGATGCGAGTACCGCAATCTCTGCCAAATCGTAATCCATTAAAATTCGTGAAGGTCGGGTTCTGAGTTGCCCTTTTTCAGATCGGGAAACCTTTCGGGTATCCAGCCACGACAAGCGTTGCGAAAGGTACGTTCCCAATCCGCTTTGACCTCACCCTTTCCCTTCGCCCAGTCAATGAATACCTCCAATGCTCTCTCGTAGTTCAACCCCTCGTCCTGCGCAATGCTTCGAGGAGGGGAGAAATCATCGGGAATTTGCGAAGCTTTCTTCTTCCGCGATTTGGGACTTTTTACGGCAGGGGGCGCTATATTGTTTAATACAGTATTTACGGAGTAAATGCCGCGCCTACGCGCGCGGTGCAGGTTTTTGGATAGATAACGGATAATCAACGGCGTTATTGCGGATGATGGCGTTTGTCCAAATAGCTCGCAATATTCATCGAGAATCTTGTTCGCTTGATCCGGAAATCGTATTCTCTTTTCGTTGGACTTGCTCATGAGAATACCCCCATCAAAGTCAGTACGAACATGAGGATCATGTAGGCGAATAGTGTGCAAGCCAGTAGGAACAAGGCGTGCAAACCGATTTTGTTTAATATCTTTACCAATCTTTTAGTCATTTTCATTTGTGTGTTTTTGTGAATTCTTTCCAATGTCGGACGATGAAAAGCCATGCTTCCTCATCATTCACAACCTGGTCTAGTTGCCAACAATTATCCGAGATTACTCCGTAATCTTGTAGGTATTCTAGGATGTTTGACGGATGTTTGACGTACTCTATGGATAACCATTCTAGCCTGTTCATAGCGTATGCACCTTCTCCGCATATCGCTTGATCGTCTTCACCGGAACAAGGTATGCTTCCTTTTGTTTTACGTCTCCCTTGCCTACGAATTTCGCAGGGCGCAAACGTTCCTTTTTGATGAGCTTGCGGATCGTTTCGGGTTGCATGAATATGTACTCCTCACCCGTATGAAAGATCCACCAGTCTGCGGTAGTTGTACTTAGCCCCGAAGGTCTTCCTCCGAATGCTATTTCCACCACCAGGTTGCCGCTATATCTGCTCTTCCAATCCTGCTTGACCTCATACGCCTGCTTGGTATTCGCATTGAAGAAATCGTAACCCTTGAAGTATCCGGGGATGGGGACAGGGAAGTGACCTTGCGCTCGCATGAACGCCATTACCTCCTCTTCCCTGTCCTTCCCTACCCCTAAGCTATTCTCGAACTCCGCCATCCAAGTTCACAAAGTAGTGCGCTATGAGTATTGCATCTGCGGTGGCCAAGGTAATCTCTTTGCCCAAGTCGGGATACAACCTCGATGCATGATCCTTGAGTATCCGTTTGCGTTGCGCCCCTGACGTCTTTGCCAAGCCTCCCAAGCCCTTTTGCCAGGTCTTTGGGGGTACGAGGTGGCAGGGGATCTTCAAACCCCTTGCAAGCCCCTCGTAGAAGCCACAAGACTTGCCTAGCTTAAAGCCCGTGCTTGATGGTATGTTCTTCCCCGCAAACGGAGGTACGTCCTCAAGTACGAATTCAAGCGTGGAATCGGGATCGTGCATTAAGTCAAACACGTCGGAGGTGAAGTCCGACAAGCTCGTAAACTTCCAAGCCTGTATCATTTGTCCACCTATCCATTGACAAAATCCACCACTCGCACCCGGATCGATTGCTATTATGCATCGCTCACTCATCGACCACCTCCTTGAATGCTATCGTGAAACCAGGATCGGACTGATCGCCAGTATCATCGTCAAGCAATTCTATGAGTTGTTCGATAAGCGCTTGTTGAACAACTGCCGCATTCGTCCAATCGGCATTCTCGATATGTTGCTTTGCAAACTGCGCGCCTTGTTTTAATCTTCGTATTCTTTCTAATCTACTAACCATTTTTCAGTCTCTCCGTGACTACCCTCGTTTTTCATGAACGCTTTCAGTTCCTTCTCACTCCACGCCCATTGCACGCCTCCTTGTCCCGACCCGCCCTTCAAGCGGAAGCACGTCAATTCCACGTCTTCGGATTCATGCAGTTGCTTTAGGCTATTAACGGAGCGATACCCGGTAAGTTCCATAGCTTTCTTGGAGGTCAATAACTTCACTACCTTGCCACTCATTTCTTGTCCTCCTTTGGGTTGAGCGTGTTTGCGAACTCAGTCATGTCAACGGTTCTTCTACGTCCGTAAACTTCAGTCTTCAAATTGAAGTCTCGTATCTTATTGTAAACGAATGAACGCGATACGTTAAAGTACTTGGTCAACTCTTGGATTGACAAACGATTGGAGTCTGCGGTTTTGCGTGCGAATGAAAGCGTTTGGACATGGTCACCATATCCAGGCCATACTCCACTCTCCATGCACTTCACCCACGTCCTGCACGCCTCTCCCATCTTTACCTTCATTCGAGACACTTGGGTAAGGTCAATCTCATATGCAGAAGTCAAGTAAGGCGCGCTCTTCTCTACGCATAGATAGATGAATTGCGTTGGGTTGTATCCCATCCTTCGCAACCCTTCCATATAGAATGCGGTTTGGAAATCATAACCATATCTTCGACACGAATGGTGAAAACCCTTCGGATCTCCTTCTTGCGTGGTTTTCAGATCGATTACCACCCCTGACCTGGTATTGAACAAGTCCGGGCGCACCTTGCATTCCGCACCCTCGTATCCAAAGTAGCCAGTACCCTCGATAATCGTGTCAGGATCATCAAGATAGGTTTGTAGCAAAGGATGCTCCCTTGCAGAGTCTGCCATTTTCATACAGGTGTCGTAGTCGCTCTTGGTCAACCATCGCTTGTCAGGAGCATGGTCTTGCATCTCTTGAAAAGCCGCCTTGTAATAGTTCGTGCGTGACGAATTTCCATCTATGCTCTCCGGTTTTACCGCATACTCGTCATCAAGCTTAAACGGTTCGAGAGTTGCAGTATGGGTGCATCCTCCTACTATGAAGTGCGGTGCGTCATCAGGCGTTGGGTTTTGCATCTGATGCCAAACCTTGGCAGGGCATGACTTGACAAGTTGCCAAGCCATGCTTCTGCCTAACTCACCCGAGCCATGATAGGCCGAGTTGCTAATATCAGTTCGTAACATCAGAATGGATCTTTGCTAGGTTCATCTCCACCCTCTTCCGCTTGCTCCTCAAAAGGATCTCCTCCTTCGTACAAAGCATTGAGGTTAACCTTCATTGAAGCTACTGCCTCATTGATCTCATCGCTCCGCTTCTTGTGCGGCTTGGGGGTAAGGACGTAACTGGTTTCGATACCCTCTCCGTTGCGAATGATGCTGATGTCATACTTCCTCGGGTCACCCCAATCCTCATCCTTCGCAAGTTCGAGGATCTTCTCCTTCAGTCCGGCTTGCGTAAGCTCCATGATTTGCAACGCCTCTTCAGCATAGTTCCAAACCACGAAGGTAAAGAACTCCTTGGGCTTGTCCGTGAACGTGACCTTTGGCGCATCCCCGTCAATCTTCCAACGATGAGGCTTGCGCTTCCCCTCGTCATCCGTTGTCCACCCAATCATTCCTTGAATAAACCCTGGAGGGTTGTCATCGGACGAACCGACTATGCGTAACTTGTTCTCCCCTTGGACGAACTTCATGTAATTACCACCCGATCCGCCGGATGGGCTTGGCTTTATATTATCTAAGAATCCCATTGTTATGTTTTCTCCTTTTTTTATTAGTTATTTTGCGGGATCACTCCCATTTTGATCGTAGGCATTCCTACGTAAACTCTTGTAGTTAACTCGACACTTGAATGTCCAAGTACTTCCTTTGCAATATACGGGTTGTCATCGTGCGCTTTCATTATGCGATGACCTGCATACTTGCGTAAGCGATGAACGGGTTGTCTAGCGGTTATTCCGCATAGTTCCCTGAGCATCTTCGGGAACTCGCGGGTAATGCGATCTTCCTGCACTTGAACAACAAGATCATCATCGCTTGTTTTGTATGACATCACTTCATTCCACCATGCCGGATCGCATGGTCTGTCCTGGTATCCCATGCCGTCAATCTGCCCATCATCCACACCCTTGGGTGACCAAATGCGAATCACCTTGTTCTCGCTAGTCTCCCAAAAGTCTCCATACTTCGCTCGTTGGATCTCCGAGCTACGCAGACCAAGTCCATATGCCAACGCATATGCTTTGTACAATTCCACGTCCGTATCCTTGAGCGCTCCGCATACTCGCTCAATAGCGTTGCGTTCCCGTTCGTCCGCATAGAAGCGTTTTACTTTGTTACAGGCTACTTGCATATTCACCCAGTCCGAAAACAACGATACGTCCACTCCTTGCTTCTCATAGAACCTGATCCATCCCTTCGAGAATATGCTTCGAGCGATACGCACGTCATTTGCAGAGTAGTTTTTTGCATAATGCTCAGGTAAACTAAGTCCGTTCTTCTGCTTCGCAAAGATTGTCAATGGTCGTTCGTCAGGATTGGTCACGTACTTCCCAAGCACGCGCCTCATCGTTACCACTACCATCCTTTTCGTATCATCACTCGCTTGCTTTCCAAGTGGTAAGCGATTGTACTCATAGTCCCTAAATAAGTCATTGCATTGTCTAGTCATGTAAACACACATATTGATAGGGATTGGTTAGTCAAGAGTTTTTTGAAATTAGCGCAAAAAAAAGCGGGGTTTCCCCCGCTTATGCACTATCCCTAGCGCTAACTAAACAAGTATATTGTGGACTAGAACAATAACTTATAAATCGATAGTAGGGTCAGTCTTTGATTTTGTCAAGACCTCCGAGGTATTTCCAATACACCATGTCAAGAGGTGTGCCTTGAAGCATCGCTCCTTTGTATTCCTTATCTCCTGCAATCGCAGAGATGTCCTGCCATGCTCTGTCAAATGCGGTGGTTGGTGGTAGCAATCCTTCAAGGAACGCTTTAGCCGGGCCTTCTTGTTTGCCCTTTTGCACAAGGTATCTATTTATTCCTAGCAACTTCCAAAGATTGTTTTCAAGTAACTCGTCACGCTTTATCGGCCTTCCGTATAACAAGTCCTTCATCACGTCAGTTGACGCATTAGCTGCGGCAAAGACAGTAGCCAATGCAACTATGTTTCTCATTCCTCGCCCTGCAAGTTTTGCGGCCTGTTGTTTGTTACCCTTCTCAAAAGCCTCCCCCGCTTTGCGCAAGTCCTCGAATCCTGCCTCTCTGAATACGTCAAATTGTTTTACCGTAAAACTCTTCAGCATATAAAGTATCCTGGCATTGCCCGATTCATTATAAAACCTTGGCATCTCACCCAAAGTCGCAGGACTTAAATCTAGGAACTTGTACCATATCAATTCTTCCACACCCTTGGGTAAGTCCTTCGAGTTCGGATTGCTCTCTTGTAGTTCGCGCACCATGCTTTCCGCGCGCTCTCTTCCAAATACTGGTTCTAAGTCATCAGCAAGACCACTCGCATTATTGCGAGCTTGGGCTTTATACTTTCTCCATGCCGCATTCATGGTAGTGTTCTTACCTAACTGATCGAGCTTCTTGAGTCCGGTAACGGTAAATACCTTATCAAGAACCTTGGACAATCCACCTCCGCTAGTAAGCGTATCGATGTTATGATCGGATAGATTGAAGTGTTTGACGAAATCGTAATTATCCGCGCGATTCACAAGTGACCTAAAAGTATTTCCGAATCCATTGAAGTGGATACTGTATGCCAAGTCTCCAAGCTGAGTGATTGCAGATCCGAAGTTACCCATGACCTGGATATAGTTAAGGTTCTTTATGCCCTGCACGAATGGAGCAACGGTCTTTCCGCTAAACCTAGACTGTATGATGCTTTGCAATTTACTTATGTCTTCGGGATTAAGTCCATCAACGTCATCTGCAAGCGTGCGTGCAACCGTGCCAGCCAACGATTCATCGACTTCCATGCGAATACCCAAGTCACTACCCTCTGTATCCTTGGGCTTGCGGAATAAAAACTTTTTCCTTTCGGTAGCCTGCACGACACGATCAACGTAGTTCTGCATGGCATCGGCAGGATCGGCATAAGCATCAAGGAATCTGTCCTCGACTTGCTCTATCTTTCTTTGCTTTACGTTGCCCGGAAGTATTCCACCCTTCTCCAACGGATACCCACGCAAAACCCTTGAGGTAATCTCTGCCGCTTCTTCCGTAGAGATGTCATCGATTGATTCTAAATTCTTCTCAACCCTGTAATCCTCAAGAGCAATCTCCACTTGGTTTCGGGTATCACGCATATCATCGTTATCATCCAAAAACTTCTTAAAGTTCTTATAGTCCTTGATTTGCCTCGGGAAATACTGTTCAAGGTATCCCACGTCGATCCCACCCTCTTCTCTTGCGTAGGTTCTTAATTCGTTCAAGGCTTGTCGCATATCGTCAAGCATGGCACGGTCTTTTATCGGCACACCAACCTTGTCCATGAACGTTCCAAGCCGAGATCCGTTAAGCAATAAAGATTTGAATTCTCTTTGAAGGTCTTTTTTTCCACGCAACCTCTTTTGCATCATTCTCAAAAACGGACTGACGCGATCCAAGTATTGCCTGGTAGTAGTATTTATATTTCTTTCGTGAGAGCGAAATACCTCCGCAAGTTTCGGACTTATATTCTTTAGCTTCCTTGATAACGGGGTAAGCAAGTCGCTGACAAACTCCTTAGCGCCATCAGTCATTTGCTTTAATTGACTACGCTCCACGTAAATAGCTTTGTCTGCGGTTTGTTGCGCTCTTTCCGCTCGCACTACATCCGGTTGCGCCTTCGTAGGATTCGCTTTGGCTTGAGCGTTCGCTTGCTTAAACTCCTTCCTTCGCATCAGTTTGCGCGCAACTGGCCCTCGCACCCCTGCCGCAATCATAAGCGCTCCAAGTATTGGCGCGATTCCCGCTTGCTTAAACTCTCCATCATCCTCTTCATTCGCAAGCAATCCATAAGCCGCTGCTCCGCCTGCGCCTATTGGCATTGCGATGTTGAAATACTTCTCGTAACCCCTACCCAGCTTCTCCTCTGCCATGCGTTCCGATTTGGTCATCGGATCGGCTTGCTCCATAGGACGATCCCTAAGCGGAGTATTTTGTTCTTTTAAATTCCTACGTACCTTTTTGAAATTTATTGATAACAAATCTTTTTCAGATAAATTAAATTTTTTATCAAATGGAATACCAGCATTTTTTAATCTTTTGTACACCCTTTGCACATCGTCAGACTTAATAACATCGGACACAAAGTTTTTTGGCCTTTTAGCCATTTCTTCAAATGCCTCAAGATACAACTTAGTGCCATCACCCTTTCTGAATTTATTTGGATCACCAATAATTTCTATAAAAATAGAATACTGATCATCCCGATCTCCTACTGTTAGGACTCGTCTATTTTCAAACGAAAATGGGTCAGCAGAATGCGTTATAGTAAAACCATTATTAGAATATTCTTTGTAAACCGGAAGTTTTTTTTCAGGTTGAAAATCTTTAGGTAGTGTTTTCCTTGGTGGCATCTGAGAGGCTTGCATCTGCGCCTCCAGGTCATCAAGCGTAAGGTTGTTACGTTTTAAAATGCGCTTCCGCTCGGCATTGAGCTTTTTACGTTGATTGCTCGCACCCTTGTTCTTGCCATGCTTGTGATCAAGCCTACCAATTTGCTCCTGCACTTCACGCAGTCTTGCGTTGTCTCCAACCTTCTGCATTCCAATGTCTACCTCGCGCATGAGCGGGGTAAAGATTTCATCTTGTTGCGCAAGTTGATCATCGAAGGTTTTTTGCAAGTTGGCCATTTGCTCGACAGTACCCAAATCTCTTGCTTGCCTTTGACCCTCTTCGGTTTGCCTCATGATACCTGATACAAGCTCATCTCCTTGCGCGGCTTGATCGTCCGCCACCCTTTGTATCTCGGATATTTCTCTAGTCGAATCAGTTATCGCAGGGTCTTTAAAGGATGGTTCTCCCAAGATGCGTTGTTGTTCTGTCGGTGTACTAAATGACTCTAGCGCTCCACGCGAAAAAGAAGGTGCGCTAAGATCACCCCTAGCCAATCCCTTGACGAAGGTTTCGGACTCATCAAGCACGCCAAGCTCAACCTTCTTCAATAGTTCTTTCGCCACTTCGTTTGAGTTTTTTAATCCGGCAAGCGCTGATACCAATGGCTTGATCTGCGGGCGGCCTACCGCATAATTATCTAAACCACCATCTTTATTAATTGTATCATCCACCGTCTTTTCGACTTCGGGCCTAGTCATGTTTTCTCTTATATCGTCACTCAGATTGTCCCTTAAAAACCTCGCTTCCACCGCACCAAGCCCGCCACCAAATATACCACCAAATAATATCGTACTCGCAATTTCCTCTTTCGTAGGGGCGCGATCCTCATCAAGATACGTACGCGCATACAGTTCTCCGGTTGCCAGTCCTGCGCCTTGCGCCCCTCTGATGCCCGTACGTGCCGCAGTACCTACATTTGCAAATCGACCTACGGGGACTGCGCCAAATGCCGTTGCCGCTCCTAGCTCGCCAAGACCAAGGTCTTCTTGCAAACCACGACTCATGCGATATTGTTGTGACAAATAGTTTCCAAGCGCTGATCCTCCCGCTCCACCAGGCAAACCTCCGAATATACCACCCACTAATGCAGGCACTACTTCCAACCCTATGCTAATTGCAGATTCGCCAAGGGTAGCTTCCTCGCGTTGTGGTTGTTCTGCTCCAACTATAAAATCACCGTAACCTTTGTCCAAGGCTTCGCCAATTGTCATCGTTTGGATTGCCATTACTGCTCCCTAATCGCTCCTTCGGCCAGTAATTCTTCGTAGGTTTTGCCTCGAAATTTGCCTCCGGATTTCAACATATTTATTGTTGCGGAATCTGTTATTTGCAAAGGTTTTGCACTTGGGCCTGCCATCATTTCAGCTACGCTTGGATCAAGATTTGAATAATCGTAATCTTGACTCATTAGATTAGGTGCTTCAGGTGTAACGTTATCGACTGCGTTTTCAACAGGCACGTCAACTAGAACAGGTTGCTCTCTTAAAACGTTTTGTGTAGATGATTCAAGTGACAAAAGTTGAGCATTTAAATCGCCTGCTATTCCATTCAAAGGGTACTTTGTAGAATCCTCTTCGTGTAACTCCAAGTAATCGTTAAATGTAACACGTTTATTTGAACCTGGTACTTTTACATTTGTTGATAGAATCTTACCTGTCATTTCTACAAGTGGCTTGAATCTATCAGAAAATGAAGGGCTATTTTTATTAGCCGCAGTTATTAGGTCTGCAATTCCCTTGGCTTTATAGTAACTACTAAGGGCTTTAGTACTTTCAAGTTTAGCCTTGTTTGTTTCCGACAATGTTTTCATGTCCTCTATTTTCATTTCTGCCATTTTCTCAAAGCCAAGAGTATCTGCAACTAGGCTTTCAATACTATCAGCACGCTTCTGTGCGCTTAACTGTAATTTGCGAAGGTTTCGTGCATCCCTAGCCTTTACGCTTGCAGGGTCTGCTGCCCTCACGCCTGCCGCATCCCTAAGTTGCGCAAGTTTTTCCTTCAATGCCGGATCTCTTATTGCCTCAAAATCTTCTTGTTTCATGCGTGCTACCGCTACCCCAATGTCGCTAGTCAACGCCTCGTTTTGTTTTAGCTTAATGTTTGCATCCTTCAACTCCTGTGCCAAGCCGAGGTTAAACTTGTTAGTTTCGTTTAATGTTCTGCGCGCATCATCTTGTAGCTTCTTACTGCGCAACACTTCTCCACGCGCAAGCTTGCCTGCATACCCTTCGAGTTGCGCCATACTCATGTCTCCTTTGACAAACCTTTCACGCTCGGCAAAATCCTTCTTGTCCTGAGCCTCGTCTCCACTCATTCCTATCTGACTGAGCGCTTCGGGGTTCTCCTTGTAGTATGCCTCGATCTCACCCGTCAGCTTCGCACGCTTCTCCTTATTCAACCCGTACTCCTTGATCATGCCCCCGACTTGCGCGCCCATGTTTGCGAACATTTGTCCGCGAGCGCGTCCCGCCTCTATGATAGGTCGAGTATCGACCCGCGATAGCGCTGATCCGTAATTTCCTTTGAAGAATGGTGTAGCCATAGTTTGTTATCTCCTGATTTTAGAATCCATCCATATGCGGATGCGTGCTTTCAAGCGTGGTTTGTTCGAGATGAACTTTGCAAAGCGCTCTCCGAATTTGATATAGATTGCTCTGAACCAACCCGGTGAATCATTGAGCATCCATTCTCGGAAAAGCAACCATGCAGGGTTGTGCGCTCCGTAAACCTCGCGTGCTACCCAGCAGAGCATCGCTCCTGTTGCAAAACCGCCCCCTAGCGAACCTAGTCCACTAAATATACCCGCTTGCGAAGATGCGCGGGCCGCTTGATCGGCAATCGCCATATTTGCGGCATTAGTTGCCTGGTTCTGTATAAAGCCCAAACCCGCTTCGGGATTGAGATATTGCGGACTCGACTGCAATCCGTATCCGGCTTGTCCAAATACGCTCTGTCCTTGTTGTAGTGCAGTTCCTCCTCCTCTGCCCAGTATCGCTTGGAACGGATCGAGCGAATCGCGATCTTCCATTTGCTGGATTCTCGAAGCGGCATCCAAGTATCCGAGGAGTCCTTGCATACGCAAGCTTTCGCGTAGTCTTTCGGAATCCATCTTCGTGCCTACGTTGAATTGATCCGCTCCCATTCTGCGCGTATCGTCCGCAGTTTGGATGCCCGCTTCCTGTCCAAGTACGGATTGTGCGAATGCTCGGTTTTGCATCTTGCGCTGATTGTCCTCCAGCACTTGTGCTTTTGCTTCCTCAATTGCACTTTTTTGGTCAAAGGTTCTGCCCATCAATGTTGCTCTAGCTCGCTCAGATTCATCAATCAACCTTCTCTCACGGTCAGTCAGTCCCTGACCAAGCGCTTCTTCGGCTTGCGTCATGAGTCCTTGGCGCAACGGATCTGCTTGCACGCCTTGGGACGCTACTTGGGCAGGGTCGGATATTCCGACGTCTCTAAGCAAGTTGCCCTTTTGTTCCTCGATGAGATCCTTCGCACCTTGCATCGCAGATTGCGTGCCTGGTTTGTAATCCTCCATGATGTCTTGGTACAGACCGGATAGGCGAGACACATCCTGTAGATCAGCTTCTCTTTGACGGGACAAACTTCCTCGTTGTATGTCCTCGGCTAACGTCGCAAGTCCTTTAAACTCTCCTTCTCTGAATCCTGCTTGATCATCCGTTTGTATGGTTTCGACAAAAGTATCCCCAACCTCGTCTGCAAGTCCGGCATCCACGTCTGCTTGCGTTGCGGTGCGTGTTTCAAATCTAGTGAGGTCGCGAGTGTCACCAAGGATGTCAACCATCCCGTCACCCGTAAACCCGCCCGGTATGGTTTCGGTTTGTCCTACCTTGCTTGGGTCGGTAATGATGTTGCCTTGGGCATCCTTGGCGAAACTTTTGATTTGACGATCTTCGTTTTTCCCAAATTCATTGTAATGATCACGCCCAAAATCAGCCTTGCTTCGACCTTTCGCTTGATCCGAATTGAATTGCTGAAGCAAGTCAGGGTTAGAATCGATGTACTGTTCGTAAACACTATCGGGAGCTACACTAGTTGTAGATGTTGCGTTTGCCTCGCTTGCTTGTTGTTTCGCTTGTTGCTGAACTTGACTAGTAAGCAAATCAAATTCACCTGTGGTCATCGGCCCAACTTCTTGTCCCCCCGTTTGCCCTATAAGTTTGCCTCCCGCATCGTAAATACCATAAATAGGCAATCTCCCCCCCCTGCTTCTCGCCCCGGTTATCGGGGTTGCCCCGGACTTGTGCAATCGGAACGAATGCCCACCAACTTGAGCAGTATCACCTCTTTGAGCAACAAGCTCATCCATTGATTGCGTAGAAGTTAATCGCCCCTGATCGTCATAAGTACCCGTGACTGCATCCGTCTCAGTCCCCAACAAGGTCTGCCTGAGAATATCCGTATCCATCTGCGCGGTTTTCTTGCGGATGCTCTCCTCAAGTGGTAGCAAGCTTTCCAAGCTACCTACGTCTGCAAAGTCACCTGTTCCCTTGAGGAACTCAGCTTGCGCCTTTAACGCTTCTGCCATCCCTTCCCCATAGGAAGGTTGCTCGGGATAATTAATATCGGGACTACTCATAACGTTCTTCTCCTAACTTGTTCGCAACTAAAGTATTTGACTGGTTTGTTCTTCACGCTCCTCATCCATCCGATCCATGGAAGTGGATAAGGCATTCGTTCTATAAATTCTTTTATCGCGCCCTCACCTACTGCGGTTCTGACGTACCATGCATCGGGATCTTTCACGTCCCATTGCGCGTCAGGGTTGCCCTGGTCGCGTCTTACGGGCTTGCCGAATATCAAGCTATGCGGAGTCTTGAACACGTATCCCCTGTCCATGTATACCGCAATGTCCTTGAATAGATCCGTTCCGATCTTCTCGTATAGTTCGAGCGCTTTGACCAATACGTTCACGTGCTTATCGTTGCTCCCAATGCCACTACTTTCCAATTCGATCCGTCAGATACCGCAACCGTTGCCGCACCTGAGTTTCCATCCGTCACGTATATCATCTGTCCGGCTGGGGATGCGGAGGGTACTCCGCTCACCGCATAGGATCGTAAAGTCATTATCGTTCCGCTTATCGTGCCTCCGGTCAGCGCAACCGCATTAGCGGCTTGCGTGGAAATCGTGCCTAGACCCAATGCGGTACGAGCGTCACTCGCATTTGCACTCCCCGTACCTCCGTTGGATACTGCGATGGGAGTTGCAACCGTGACCGTAGGTGTGCCTAGTTCGTTTAGATTGGCAGCCGTGACCTCAACGCCCGTGGCAAAAGTAAACCCTCTAGTGACTGAACTTGAGATTGCCATCTATGCAACCTCCGTTCTGATGTTCGCTCCATCTTGGATCGCATCCAAGGAGACGTGTCTAAAGCTCGGTCTGCCACTAGTAACGTTTATCTCGACTTGCGCCCCATACCCTCTTGTGCGTCCCGTACCGAAGCGTAGAAGGGCTTCCTCAGTCCCGCTTGCGGTATGGCTCAGGACGGTAGTCGAAGCGTCAGGATCGAGCGTATTGACCTTGATGTTAAAAGCATCATTGTTAACCGTGTTGACTCCCAATTGTCCACGCCTCCAACGCTTGACCTCCTGGTTACCCAAAGTGTATGCGCGAGTGACAAGTTTTCCTGCAATTGCGGTAGTGCCTGACTCGCTCGAACTTCCGATCTTTCTACCACTATCGTCAGAAGCGTTTTCTTCCATCAGATACCATCCCGTGTCGTTGCAAGCGAACAATCTGCGCTTCGTAGGATCGCTACCATGCGAGCAGACAACCCAATCATCCACGTGGAATGCCAAGCTTCCCGACATTGCAGGGTAACTGTCTACGCTCACCCAAGTGGAGGTAAGCAAATTATATACGAATATCGCATTAGGCACGGTAGAATTACCCGTAGGTACTGCAAGGTAGTACTTGTTATCATACACCACGCCACACGCTTTGTCCGCATGAGCGTAATTCACGTCCTCAAATTGATCTTGGATTTGACGGGTCATCGGAATCGTTTCTCCGGTAACCTTACTTATAGCTACCCCCAATCCCTTCGCAGGGTCAGTGCCAGGACTAAGCACGACAACTCCATTGTCACTCAAGAAGAAGGTTTGCGGGCCTGACTGAGCGATACTCTTGCGAGCTACGCACCCATGCTGGCGGGTGATCTCGTAAGTATTGGCGGCACTTACTGTCGCAATGTTGTTTATCATGTGAATGCTATTACGCATAAACACGATCAACTGGTCTTCTTGATAAGGAAAAAATCCTACAAGGAAATCCGCTGACCCCTTGTTGATTCTAAATTGCGCGTCACTTGGAGTATAGACATCCGTGTCCAACAAGTTACTCATCAAGATCGAGTACTTGGAATCAGTAGGTTGTGGAATGATAAGTCGGTTGCGGAAGAACACGCCAAAGTCGGTATTCGGACATTGTATGTTTCCACCACCTGGCGATGCGTTTGCCTTCACTACAAAATCAGTCGGGCTTGAATAGTCCCCATCCCATTCTAACGGGGTCTTGTTCTTGCCTCGAAACAAAATCAACTTCTCCATCGACTGCACGAAACTCGCTCCGTCTGCGGTAGCGACTACTTCCGAGCCGGGATAATCAATTGCAATGCCCGAATTGTTCGCGTCATTCCATATGATTGCTTTGTCCTTGGTTGCCACTACGACAAATTCTACGCCTGTTGCCGGGTCGCTGAATAGCGTTGATGCAAATACCTGTTCAGTCCCTGCTGAGTAAGTAAGCGTAACCGCGCCAGCAAGGAAGTCTATGCCCTTGCGCGTCTCCGCCAAGTCACCAACCAATCGCATATTCTCGGAAGTCTCTACGAATCCACCTTCGAGCGAGGTCTTCTCCTGGTACGAATCGATACCGCGAAATCCACGATCCCCCTCGCTAAGTACCTGATCGTCAAGCGATCCATATGAACGGTATCTGCTCATTTGCGCTTCTTGAACTCCTGCCAAAGTTTTACACCCATGAATATGATGGTGAGCGTACCCGCGACCACTCCAATCCATTCATGCAATGAACCCGAAAAGGTTGCGAGCGTTCCTCCTATTCCTATCAAACAATCCTTATCTATCATCGTCTTCCTCCGGGTGTGAAATAAAATCCAACGATCATGGGGAGGACAACGGTTGCTTGGAAGAGTGCAATATGTCCTGTTGTAACGACCAAAGGGGCTTGCTCAGCTGGAAAACTGAGGAGTCCGAAAAGAAACTCTCTCCGCCCTTCTCCTGTAATGTTTGTTGTACTGATGAGTGGTACGCTTGGGTAGACGGTGGTAATACAGGTGATGAACGCGAGCGTAGACATGCCGATAAGAGCAAGCATCCTCCTAGTAGCGCGAGTAAACGCACCGCCCGGGCCTGAGTTAAGACTCTTCTGATATTCAATTGCAAATTCATTGTTTCGCGCCTCCCGCGCCATTTCCATTTCGTACTTCTGCTGACGCGAATCCGTCATCGCTCCGAATACACCCTTGAGAATACTGCCCATTGCGGCAGACCCTCCCCCGGTTAAGAACAATGTCAAAAGCTCGAACATTAGTTTTCCGTCCCTCCGCCATTAACCCCGTACCTAAGATTGTCTACGTGTCCATCAATCTTATCCACCCTACCCTCAAGATGTTGGATCTTCATGTCTTGTTGAGCGTCAGCAGGGAGTGAACCGATCTCACCTCTTGGCCATTTTATTCTAAATTCCGAATTCAATTCGACCTCATGTTGCATCCTTTGCTGATCCATCTCGATTGTGTTCAATCGATTAACGATTACCGAGTATCCCCAAACCGCAGTTCCGACCAAGGCAATTACTTTGGCGGCAAATGCAAGTTGCACTTTGGCAGATGCGTTTTCGTTTATCTCGCCTTCTTCGCTCACTTCTTTCCTATTAGTTCAAAAATTCTCTTCACGTCTTCGCGCCGATCCTCGGCAAGCTTTTCGATGTTTCGGATCTTCTCGTAGTGGCGAGCTACTCCGATTTCCAACTTTGCGTTCTTAGCTTTTTGCACGTCCACGTCTTCCTTTATTCGCTTCAAAAAGAATCCGATTACGCTTACCGCAACGGACAATCCAAGAAAAATGTAGGTTTCCACCAGGTTATCCTCCCTTGAGTATTACAAGGGTTAATAACAATATGCCATCGGCAAGGAGTATCATGTGCGAGCGTTTCATTCGGGGGGAGGTAGTGACCAATCGTCTCCAGCAAGAATCGTGAGCATTTGCGAATGAGTGTAGACTTCTTTGCCGTAAAGAAAACGGGGTTTAGCGCCCTCGTACTTAACAAAAGTTTTATCTCCCGCAATGTTGTATCGAATAGTTTCTGACGAAAACTCCAACACTTGTGAAAAATCTACGGTACTCACTTCGTCAGCATCTATGATTACGTAATTCCTGCTCATGATGGTACATTGGAATCAGAGAGGTTTGCACCACTTGATGTTAAGTTCTCACTTCCGATTTGATCGTTGATCGTAGTGCCGGAGGAATCGTCACCCATTCTCCACCAACCGCTAGTATTAAAACCTGATGAAATGTCTATCGGACTCCCGCTATTGTACATCGCAGTCACTTCACTCGCAGACAAACCTGCCGAGTGAAAACTTATCTCGTCCATATTTCCTTGAAAATAGTATCCTGCGGAATGGTAACCGAAAGAAGAAATTTTAAATGCGCCTGACTCTGACTTACTGTTTTTTTCTACAGCGTTTATATACACCTTTTCTGTACCGCTGGTACGGGTGACTACTAAGTGAAACCACTCGTCTTCAGTATATGCGGATGAAATGGTAATGGCAACCCCGTAACCTCTTATCATAAGCGATCCCCCAGAGAGGAACGCGCGAGATGCTTTCGTTGTGTCTACAAAAATAAAATCCTGTGTATCAGATACTCCATAAAGCCACATTGACAACGCAAAGTCCGTAGTGCCGAGCGTAATGTCTTTGTTTCCTGCGGACGTGCCGAAGAACAAGTGATCATCTGTACCGTCAAATGATCCGCTGAACTGATTTTGAAATCCTCCACCTACTGGTCTGCCCGAAGATGTTGCAAGCTTCGCTCCGCCCAAGCCAAGCCCAAGCGATATGGTTGATTCGCCCACGCTTAGACGTTGTAAGCGATTACCGCACCACTCGTAAGGTCGATGCTCGTAAAATTGCCGTACAAAACCATCCCTGCGGACAAGGTGGTTGCGTCCTGTCCTGTGCAAATGTCATCGAGGTTTGTTATGTTGCTTGCTTGCGCGGCAAGCACGGAGTCCTCCGTTGCCTGGATGGCAAACCAATTGCCCGTATGTACCGCAGTATCGTTAATGTACTCCCCCCCATTAAGACCGAGTCCTCTGTATTCGCTTGTAGATGCCATGATGTATATTCCTTGTTATGCTGGTGACGCTATGGTCGTACCGTAAGTTTCGATTAAAATTGGTTGGGATTGTCCTTCTTGTCTTTCGAGCTTATCCAACTCGACTTGCAAAATTTGTTCCGCTTGTTGGAGCGCAACTTGCGCTTTCTCGGTTTGCCCGTCAGCAGTTAGCCAGTCGCTATATGCACCGATTATCGCATACTCAGAGAATACCCAAGGGTAGTCAGTCGCGCTTCCTCCATACGATGGGAAGGGTATTCTGTAATGTACCCACACCGGGCTTGTTGAGGAACGATTGGGCAAGATAGCTTCCCCATAGTCACTCGATCCCGTGACGTATATGTTTCTAAACGCGATGTCTGAAAAATTGCTACCCCCATAGGGGTCTTTGTCAGTCACTCGGAATACTTCGCTTATCGTAGTGCCAAAGTCCAGGTAACTGAGCATATTCGCAGTTGCAGTTGCTCCCGAGCCTGATCCTCCGCTAAAGCTTACCGCAGGGGCAGAGACGTATCCCGTGCCATTCGCAGTTACCGCAACTCCATTTACCTCTCCATCGCTATTGATAGTCGCAGTCGCAGTTGCCGCTCCCGCTACTGTAACGGTTGGAGCAGAAGTGTATGAAGCCCCCCCGCTACCCACGTCTATGCTCCTGACACGAAGATCAGGTATGATCTGCGTAAGGCGCGATACGAATGGCCATGCGGTGCGATCCCATGCCAAGCGTCCGAAACGATTGAAGCTACGTGTGGATGCGTCAGTCTCCGCGCTCAATAACGAGTCTACCCCAATCATTTGGGTCAAACTCGTCCGCATCCCGCTGACCGTGGTTACTCTCATGCTAGTCCCAAACCTCCATGAAAGGTCTTCTTGTCAAATGATTTGGTCTTCAATGCGGGATTGTCACGCAGGAATTCATTGACGAATTGTTTGTCCTGCCAACATCCAGGTTTGAACTGTTGCCATCTAAAGTACTCGCGTGCAGGGATAGTAGCTTTCAATTGCCCTACCCCATCCATCATTCCACCTTGTTCGTTCTCCTTGCCACATTCTATTTCGCGTTTCTTTGCCTCGTACTTTTCGAGGTCAACTTCGTAACGCAAATGACGTTCAAGGTTTTTCATGAACGTCGAACCGTTTCCTTCTTTCCATTTAGGTATGAAAATTTCGGACATAGTTGTTAAGGGTTAACTTGCCGTGTCGGGGCGGATCGCGAAAATAACACAAAAACGCGATCCAGCCCCTGAACAACGACAAATATATTAGCCTACGTCGTTAGCGCTATGCATTGCCAAGTACACGTCAAGCTCGCCTGCGGTAAGCGCGGAAGGCGAACCGGAAGAGGAGTTGGTGAACTTGATCTGCAAGGCATCAGCGGCTGCGGCAAAAGTCCCGGCAAGGGTCTTTGGTACTGCACCTTGAGCTGCAATGATCGGGCCAACTGCGGTTACGGAAGTGGACTCGATGAAGTTATTCGGGTCACCGTCCGTTCCCAATTCAGCTGCCAAAGCACCAGTACCAGTCATTGCGGTACTGACGTTGATCATAGCTTTCGAGATGACGAAGTCTGTTGGTGTGTTTCCAAGAGCAACGGTGACGGTATCGGAAGACCCTGAGCCTTCGTCAATGTCGGTGTAAAGGATCTTCCACTTGTGCGTGTATCCTTGTGCGCGTTCTTGGTTCGAGAGGACGCTCTTACGAGCGTTGTCGAGTGTTACGTCGGTATTAGCCATTATTAAATCTCCTTGATGTTAGATGGATTAGTTAAAGAACCCGTGAGCTTTTGGAGCGTAGCAGGCAAGTCCGGCAATGACGTCTACAAAACCTCTGCGTCCTCCGCCTTGGTCTTCCAACTCGGTAGCGGACTCAGCTTTGAGCGAGTGCATTCCGACGTATTCGGGATCAACGAGCAATCCGGCATCAGCGTCAACCGTGTCAGATCCGCTCGTCCGATTTACGAAAAGCGAA